TCGCGCACGCGCCAGGTGTTGTAGCCCCGATTCGACCATTCGTTGAGGATCAGGCTGAGCGCGACACGCGCATTCTGGACGTCCTGAACGGTCATCGCGGCGCCGCCCGAAAGCTGCACCGCGTCGTCTACGATCAGGGGTAGATCGAAGCCAGAGCTGGCGACCATGGCTTCGGCCCCTTGTTACGAGAACTGCTTGTCCCACGGCAGGGCGAGCACCATGAACCGCACTGTGGCGCCCACGGTTGCCATGGCGAAGGTGGCGGTCAGTCGGCGCGTGACGGTGTTGCGCAGGGTCGTGAACGTACGCGCGCCCGTGGTGGTCACGGACTGCGCAGTCGCGAGCGTGGCGGCGGCGGCCCCGCCGCGAGCCTCGACCGCCAACGCCATGGTGCCGGCGCCGATCCCGCCTACCACGGTCAGCCCGGTCAAAACGACGCCCGCCGGAATGTCGCCCAGCGGAACGACGTCACTGGCGGTGACGACGGTATGCTCGAAGCAGAACGCGCCGCCAAGCACAAAGGGCACCAGCTCGCCGGAGCCATTCGGCCCGCGCTCCTTGGAGATCCCACCGTAGCTGACGGTGATGTGCTGCTCTTCTGCGACCGTGCGCGGGTCGGTTCGGTCGATCGGGGGTCGCTTCATCGGTCATCCTCCTGCTGGCGCCGGGCGATCAGACGCCCGGCTGACCGTAGCTGCCCCGAGGGTCCATGTTCGCGTAGGTGTAGCGCTCGGTGGCATACACCCGCATCACCTGCGTCTCGGAGCCGTCCAGGTCATCGATGTCCAGCGGGCGCCGGTCAAAGAACACCGGGCCGTCGGGGACGTCGGTCTTGATATACCATGCGTCCGGGTCGGTCAGGTAGTTGTTGACGCAGTAGCCGCCGGGAAACATGCCCAGCGACTTCATGGCGTTGATGTCATTCGAGTCGGTGCCGGGGCGCATGGTCGTCGCGAACAGTCGCTCAGCGGTGAACCGCAGGGCGTTCGGGACCGTCAGCTTATCCGCCTTGGCGGAGATCGGCAGGCCGCGCTCGTCAACGAAATCCCCGATACTGATCAGCGCGGCTTCGAGCGACGTCTCGTTGAGGTCGGCGGCCGTCCCGAGGTTCGAGAACGTCTCCCCGTTGCGCAGCGGGTGCACGGCGCTGAACGACGCCACGCCGTCGCCGGTCGTGTTCGTGCTGAACATGCCCTCCATGTAGGCCGCGCCGCGAATCTCCTTGGTGATGACCATGGATCGCTTCAGGGCCTTCGTATATTTGGGCACCAGCGCCTCATACTGGTTGTCCTCGACCGCTTCGCGGGTGATCGCGAAGGACAGCGCGAAAGTGGACATCTCGGCTCGGCCCTTCCAGACCTCGCCCAGCTCGTCCACGGCGATCGGGGCGCCCGCCGCCTTGACCGGGGCGAGGCCCGTGCCAAACTGCTGCACCCACTCCTCGTAGGCCTTGGTCGACTTCATCGTGTCGAAAAACATGGCCCACTGCGGCGCATAGTCCTTGTAGGTCATCCCGAAGAACTTCAGGATGCCCGGCCACAGATGCTCGCGGATTGCCGACTGGTTGATGGCGCTCATGTTGCCCTCTTATGCGACAGCGTAGGGCACGGCGAGGCCGCCCTGGACGCGGGTGATCGTCACCTCGAAGATAGGCTCGGTGACGCCGGACGCCGTATAGCCGTTGCGCGGCATATCGGCGAGGCCGTGGATGAAAGCGTGACCCGTCGTGGCGTTCGCCGAGCCAAGCGTGACGCGACTCTCCTTGACGGCGGCGCTGGGCGCCGCCCAGATCAGGTTGCGCATGGTGCCGATGTCAGCGGCCGTCCATGTCACACCCGAGCTGCCCTTGACGTAGAACCGCCGCCCTTCGGCGGGGATGACTGCTGCGAGAATGTTTTTCTTGCCGGCAGCCCCGTCGTAGTAGTTGCGGAACTCATAGTCGCCATCGGCGCCGACGTAGCGGCAGCCGTTGAAAACGCCGATGGACGTGGCGATGCCGATGTTACCCGCCGAGTTGCCGGACGTTTCCCTGGCGTAGCCCGAAACCAGGGTCACGAGATCACCTGCGGCGATCACACCCGTATAGGCGGGGAGGATGGGGTATTCGCGCAGCGTTACGGTGGGACATGCCCCGGCGGTGCTCGCGAGCTTCAGACCAAATCCGGCCATCTTCTTCTCCTGTCCGCCGGAAAGCCCGGCCTATTTCAGCATATCGCGGAGGCCAGATGCGCCGGTCAGGTATTCGACTCGGCTCGCAGCCTCCACGACGGAGCGCCCCGGCTCCGATTTTTGCGCGATACCCTGAAGCTCGTCCGCTCCGTGCGAGATAGCCGCGCGTTTCCGGGCATAGTATGCCCGTCGCTGCGCAGCAAGCTCCTTCGGGAGCCGCATCAGGATAAGGCCGCCATGACGAGCAAGCCCGTCACCGTGGAGGTCGGGGTCCACGATGAACCCCTGCGGCAAGTCATCGACGTGAACTCCCGACCACCCGTCGCGCACCATGAGCGATGTGCGGTTGGTGTCCATCTCTCCGTTGGTATACTCTCGAACCCACCGATAATCAAACCCTTCGTCTTCCGGCAGAACCAGCACCGTCGACGGGCGCCACCTGTCCTGTGTCGGCCGCGCAAGCGTCTGGCTCAGATCGATCTGGCGCCCTTCAGCGTCACGCGACCGGATGACCGGGTAGGCACTCGGCGTAAACGCCGTCTCACGATGTCCGCGGCGCATTACGCCCTCCTGATGTTGAGGCGGCCCAGCGACAGGTCCGCCGGCGCCTTCGCGGGCAGGATGCCCTTGTCAACCGCCTGCTTGCGATAGCCCATCAACTCCTGAATCTGCTTGACGTCATTGGGGTCGTCCAGCGCCCCCATCGCCATCCACGAGTCGATCAGCTCCTTGGGCACGCGCACGGCGGTGTTTCCGCCTCCGCCACCGCCGCCCGCGCCGCCGCCCGCCGTCGGCGGCGTCTGCACCCCGCCCATGCGATCGGGGAACCGCTCCTTGATGACCCTTTCGACACCAGCGAAATACTCGGGGCTCCCCTTGGTGACGCCCCCGGCTTCCAGCTGCGTGGCGATCTGAAGCGCAGTGGTCGTCATCTCCTGATCACGCCCATACCACGCCTGATTGCGAGCGCGGAACTTGTCCAGTTCGCTCGTGTCCACCCTCGGCGATGGCGGCGGGGCGTTCCGCTCGCGTTCTTGCTGCGCGCGGTATGATCTGATCTCGGCCGCGACGCGCTGCTTCTCGCTCGTGGCCTCGGCCAGCTTGGCGTATGCCACGGCCTGCGATCGTGCATCGCCTGATTCGATGGCGGCCTCCAGCGCGCTCTGCGCATCGCTCGCGGCCTTTTCGGTCGACTGCTGCAGCGTCAGCATCTGCGTCTCGACCTGGGAGACCTGTCGCTCCCGCGCCAGATCTCCAATCTGTCGCTGCAGCGTCTCGTTGCTCTGCGCCAGCGCAGAAACGCGCTGCGCGATCAGATCAGATATGCTCGGCGCGGGCGCTGCGCCCGCGGTGGACTGCTGTTCCTCAGACATCGATGTGGTCTCCGGGGGTTGTGCGGGTCTCGTCGGCGGCTTCCAGCCAGCCGCGATCGATCACGCCGCTGATGTCGCTGTCGAGCAGAATGGCGAGCGCCTGCCCGTTGTGCAACCGGACCACGCGGCCGCCGTATCGCTGGAACAGGACGCGGTCTCCGACCTTGCACCACGGCCCGGAAATCTTGAACCGCTCGTCGCCGGGCGACGTGGGCGCATAGGCTCCCCGACCGAGCCGCAGGACGATGCCCTGCGGGCTGGTGACTGAGCGCCGCTCGCGCTCCTCGTCGATCAGCAACACTCCGCCTTCGGTCTGCTCCGGCGTCGTCAGCACGAGGATCGACAGGCGCCATCCGGCAGGCTCGATTTCCATCGCCCGTTTGGGCATGGAATCGATCTGATGCCGGATTTGTCTCGGTGTCAGAAAGTCATCGCTGGTGACGGATACGGCGGATGGCGCCGGGCGCTCGATGACGGCATCACGCCGGGGCATCGCCAGTCCTTTTCTCGGCAGTAGCAGGCTCATTTCATCTCCTGTGGAGGCTAAATGTCGTAGTGCTTCGCGGCAACACTCTGCACATCTTCTAGCACGGATCGCAACACCTGTGCACGCTCAAATGCGGCGGCGTAGGAAGCCATGTCGGTCGCACGCACGGTGAGCAGCGCCTTCTCGGCGCCGGTCAGTCGCTCCTTCACGGCGCGGATCATGGCGGTGGCGCACGCGGCATCGGTTTCGTCACGGCGCTGTTCGGCGAGAAGCGGAACCGACCTCATCGCCGCGGGTCCGAACGAGGCTGCGGATTATTGGTCGGCGCTCGCGGTCTCGTTATCGGCCTCGGCTGCGCCGTTTTCATTCGAGCGATCAGCAGCGCGGTAGCATTGTCCTCGCGGTTGATCTGGAAGTCGCTCTGGTTTTCCTCCCGCCCATCCTTCAACCGCGCCGCGATCTCGGCGATCTTGGCGTTCATCCGCATCTGTTCGATCGCCGTCTTGTTCTCAGCGCGGATCTGCTCGATCTGCAGGCGCACATCGGCGTCGCCCGGCGTGGCGCGCATGCGCTCGATCTGCACCACGGCCTGCGCAAGCGCCGGGGCGATCTGCGACTCGACCTCGGGCGGGATGCCCTGCTGGAATGCCTCGACGGGGATGCCCAGCGCCGCCGCCACATCGACCGCCAACTGGAAGGCCATGTGTTCGGCGATGTGCGCCGACAGTGCGACGCTCGCCATCTGCCCGGCCTGCGCAGGGATGCTGCTCCCGGCCAGCCCCTGTATCTGCGCCAGATGCGCCTCAATGTGAGCGCTGTGGTTCTGTGAAACGCCAGCCCGGATCGGCTCGCCCTTCATGACGCGCCCATATTCGCTCACCAGATCCGCCGGCTGCACCTCATTCTGTTTCGGCAACATCATTTCTTCGGGGTTCTCGACCCCCAGCGCCGAAAACAGATTGACGATCGTCGCCCGTCGGTCGACGAACTCCGGGTTCTCCTTGCCGATGTCGTAGGCGGCCTGCGCCTCAATGGCTCGCCGCTGGCGCGTAGCGTGCCCCGGTCTCATAGCGGGCTTGACCTGCGTCATCACGAGATCGCCGGGCTGCAGCCGCTCCCCTTCGCCAAAAATGACTTCGCGAGAGCCGAACGATTCCCGCATCATCCGGTGCATCAGCCGATATTCGGTCTCGGCCGCCCGGTAGATGCGGCGGTGCACCGCCGTATCGAACTCGTGACTCTGGTCGAACGCGGCCATGGCCGGTCCCGCCGCGATACCCGACTTGAACATGCGGTCGATGTCCATCGTCGCGACGCCGCCAAGCTCCTTGCCCTGTCGATCCAGGGAATCGAGCAGCGTCAGCAGCCCCGGATCAGGCCCCTTGAACGGGTGCAGCATGATCGCGTCACTGATGCGCGCGTTGGGGCTGTCCACATCAATGAACTCGCCTGGGCGGACCCGCGTCGCGTCGTTGCGGACCGTGAAGCTGGAGTGCTTGAATCCCGCC